GAGGGAATAGCGTCAAGCGGAGCCGCTGCTCTTAAAAAAACGTGGCCCGCTCCCTTGTACCTGTTGCAGGGGTAGCACGCTGCTTGCAAGTTTTCCTCTGAATCATCGCCTCCCAGGTCACGCGGCACTATGTGATCGGTGCATTCACTGTAGCCCTTACACAGAGGGCTTACGCGTAGCTGGCATTGGTGACCGTCGCGTATCTGTATATACCGAGACACCTTGCTCCATGCTCTACGGTCAGTGTCTATCAGGTTGCTACCTCTCATGGTGAGGTGCCCTCAGGTACAGCCATAGCGCTAGAGCGTAAAGCCCAAAGCCTACGGCCAGTAGCAGTAGCGCATCCCTATGCTCCATGGGGTTCATGGCTCTACCTCATACCTACTAGGCATGGGGAAGGTATTACGTAGTAACGCCTCCATGCCGTTTAGGTGCATGTTGTCGTTAGAGCTCAGGTAGTCAGTAGCCCATACCTCTTGGGGTTGATGGTGCACCTTGACGTCCTCCCGCTCGGTACCGCCCAAGTAGGCAAGGTTGCCGTAGAGGGTCCGCATATGCAGGGCCTCTATGCCCTTCCCCTTGGCTACCGCGTCAAGGTAGATACCGGGGTATATGGGCAAGGGCATGTGTAGGCCGTAGCTCAGAGGGTCACCGAAACCTAGCTGCTTGAGGCGTACGTACGTTTCCACCATTCCACGCCAGTAGGCCCCCGTATGGTGCTTCCTGCGGTATATCTCAATCCGCTCTGAGAGCCGCCCCTGGGTATAGACGGGCATTTTCTCTATGGGGCGCATCACGTAGAAATCGTCATTGAACAAGAGAAAGCCCGGGCTCAAGGGTAGCTCTGAATCCTCAAGCGTCTTGATAGCGTGCACCACGTTACCGATCGAGTTTTGCCACTTGCTTGCGGTCTGCTCCCTGGGTAAGTGAATGAGGCCCTCAGCGGGCCTGAGCCAATCAGGAGAGCCCCCCACAATCACGATCCGATGGTGGGGTACGTTGGCCTCGATGGAACGCAAGGTATAGCGGAGCTCGTCATTCCACGCCCCACGCCTAAGAGGAATGACGATATCCGGCCCTGCGAAATCAGTCACCCGTATACGGGAGGTCGCGGAGGTCATAAGCAGGGTGCTCGGGGTCCTCTGCTAGCTGCGCCCGATACCGCGCTACTTCCTCGCTAAGGCTTTCCCTGTCCTGCGCGTTATGGGATATGGCCTCGGCCTCGGCCCTGCTCAGTACCTCAACGCCCAGGGCCTCAAGGTCATAGTCACGCTTAGGTTTCATGGCTTGAATACTCCGTATCTCTCTGCAACCGCACAACGCCTAACCCTCGCCCTTCTTGTGATTGGGCACGATGGCGTAACGGGGAATATTGTCGATATAGGCGTGCCGTAGCTCGGCCCTACTGATAAAGCGATGGCCCTTCCTCGGGTCCTCCCTACCGCCTGAGCCAATCGGGTGAAAGTTAGGATCGGTGTATACGTAGCCCGATACCTTCTTACCGTTGCGGATGCGATGGCCTCGCGTCAGTAGCGTTATGCGGTGCCAGCCCGTAAAGCTATGGCCTCGGGTGGCAGCCGTAACGCGAGACATTTCCACGCCTATGCCGATCGGTCTACGGCCATAGCCCAGGAGCTCGTCTAGCTGTAGGAGGCCCGTGATTACGACTACCTCGCACGGCACGCCCCTACGCCTCAGGATTTCGGCTTGCTCCCATGCGGAGGTTGGGCGGCCCTGGGCAATACCCGCCTTGAGCCTACCGCCCTCAATCGAGTAGCCCGCCAGGCGGGGGCTGTTGTTGTAGTAGTCCGCCTGTTGCGCCGCACCGGTAGGCCCGCAATTGAATATCTGCGAGAGGCCCAGGGTGCCGCTTGAGCTCTCAAATTGGAAGCGGGGCTTACTGTCGGTAGCGCGTTTCCAATACACCATTCCTCACCCTCTCTATTGCCCTGTAACGATGCGGTAGATCGTAAAGACGATCAGTAGCGTTAACGCCACAACCCCCTCGACCATGAGTAGCAGCACGATCCAATCCGCGATCTTCTCTTTCATGCCAACCCCAACAGGAACGCACGGATAAAGGGGGCCACGATCGGGATAAGGAAGATCAGTAGCCCAATGGCCCCCATAAGCATCGTTACCCGTTGGGTGAGCCTATCAACCGCTTTCTCTAGCTCCTTGATATCACCCACTACCCGATCCTCATATCGGTGCTGTTGGTCCGTGGTCCATAGCTCAGGGTGGTAATGCTCGGGGCCCCTAGTCACCCCTTAATCCGTGGGGATCGTTTCGGTCGCGGTTGCCTTGCTCTCAGTGAATGAGGCGTAGACGGAGGCCATTGTCTCAGTGGCATAGGCGACAAGGCCGGCAGCCGCAAACGTATTCATGGTGGCGTCACCCGTGAGGTAACCCGCCATAAGCAGGACACCCAGGGGCAGCACGCGCCCTAGAACGTGCTTCCTCAGAAATGCAGCGACGGCGTCAAAAGCAAAGCTGCCATTGCGAGCGGCAGCGAGACTGCCCACCGCGAAATCGAGAAAGGCCGCCACCAACGCACCCTTAAGGGCGAGGCCAGCGGGAGAGGCTAGAAATTCAGCGAGCACCATTCACCATCCTTTAGGGGGTACAAAGCTAGTCCTCATGCTCTCACATTCGGTACAGCCCTTGAACGGCAAGTGCAACGTACAAAGCTGATCCTTACGGCTAGTGACCTGTTGGCAACGCCTCCCGGAATAGTGGGTATGGGTGCAACGCTTGAGGGGCTTATGGGCTATCGGCACGGGCCAGTACCTCCGTAATCTCGTCCCAATCATCCGGACGCCAGACGTACACCTCGACAAAGCCAACCTCGCCCAGGACGCCTAATACGAATTCCTGGGAGGGCTCTAGCTTGCCGCGTTGGGCCTTGAGCTCTGCCGCCACCATGCGATCGCCCTTAACTAGCAGCAGGTCTGGAAAGCCCTTCCCTAGCTGCCCCGTCACCGGCGTACGCCAGTAGCCATTAGAGGAGGCCCCCGGTTGAATGTGAATCCAACGCCACCCGTACGCGGTAGCGAGCTCCTGTACCGCTACCTGGAATTCAGCCTCAGACTGCTCTAGCTTGAACGTCATGGCTGCGGCTCCTCCGGGTCAATCTTGTTGACCCCTTCCCCGTCCAGCCCTGCTAGCGAGGGCGGTTCACCGTGAACCCGCAGCCGGTAATGCTCCCCGCAGTTAGGGCAACGAATACCCGCTACGGCGTCAGGAGCCACAGAGGGAGCGGCGGGCTGGGCTGCCTCGGCCTTTAGATGATGCGGTGAGTCGAAGTCGCAATAGTGCCAATCCACGTCCGATCCCTCAGTGGCCTTGGCATACATCTGATCCTCGATGGCCCGTACATGGTCACGCCATATCTGCTGCTGATTGGCAGGCATGGCGTTAGAAGCCCATTCGATTAGGGCACGGCCCGCAGCCGTTCGGGGTTCTCTTGCAGCACTCGCCGTAGGCGTGCTGTCCGCAGCGGGGTCAGGTCCGCAGTTCCGTGCTTCTGCTCGACGGAGTGCCGCATCCTTGCGGGCAAACCTGTCGCCGCTCATTCCGTCACCTCCGGTCCCTCTACCGCAGCGCCCTCGGGTTCGATGAACTCGTCACAGGAGCAGCCGGGATGCCGCAGCGGGGTCAGGTCCGCAGTTCCGTGCTTCTGCTCGACGGAGTGCCGCATCCTTGCGGGCAAACCTGTCGCCGCTCATTCCGTCACCTCCGGTCCCTCTACCGCAGCGGACAGGGCAGCGAGCAAACGGTGAAGGTCATAGCCACAAGTACCGCCGCAGTGGAAGCGGGCATGGTCCTCTAGCCGTCCGTTGGCGTCCTGATGCTTCTGCATGGCGGCAATCAGCATCGGCTCCGTCACCAGCAGCACGCCGCGCTCGGCTAGGCGATTCTGCAAGGCTGCGGCCTCTACCTCTGCCACTGGCAGCGATGCGTTGTAGCAGTCAATCAGTACGGCTAGTGCGGTGCGTGGGTCAGTCGGGTCAGTCCGTGCTTCTGCTCGCCGGAGTGCCGCGTCCTTGCGGGCGAACCTGTCGCCGCCCTCCTGGGCAGCGTCCGCGCTCAGGGTGTCTATGTCGCCATCCCGTATCGGCTTATCCATTCCTCACCTCTCAAGCTGAACGGGGAAGGGGATAGGTGTCCACAAGACACACACACAAGAGGGGAGCTCTTGACCTGCATGCATCCAAGCTAACCCCTCCCCCGAATGAATACCCTAGCGCGGTAGCCCCTCAAGGGTCTGTTGGGGGTCGACGTACGCCCCCACCTGCTCAATCTTGGGGAAGCCGTTGTCCTTCTTGCCGAACGTCAGCACCACGGTTTTGCCCGTGGGATCGGAGAGCTCATCCCCCGCCTTGGGTGCCTCTCCCAGGAGGGCAGTGAGGCGGGCGTAGGTAATCGTCTTGGGGGAGGTGTTCAGGGACGTATTGTCGCTGAACGGCACACTCTCGCCCTTTACCTCGACGAGCCAATCCCAACGCCGGTAGGTACCCGTGGGGTTCTTGGGGGTCTTGAACGTGCCCTCGGGGATTACCTCGGTACCGAGTAGCTGAGCCTTGTACGTACCGGGAGGAATATCTACCCCGGCCTCAATCTTGAACGTCATTGTTTCTCCTGTAAGCGAGCCTGAGCCTTACCCCTGCTCCTGTCCTTATAAGTATTAGGTGTCCTTAGTACCTAATACCTATTCCTCTGTAAGCGGGTCTAGCTGAGCCTCTGTCTTCTGTCCTTTGGTAACCGCCTTGTTAAGAATGCTCTTGGTAAACCTCCCTTCCTTTTGCCATTGGTATAGGTCTAGGGCAGCCAGGAACGCTACGTAATCCCTCCCCGTAACGGGGTACTCCACTAAGGCCCAACCCTCTGCATAGAGCTCGGGCCGTAGGTGTAGGACTGCGTACCTGTCGATATGAGGTATCGGGTATTCCGTGGGGTCACCCTCAAGCCCCACGAATTGGGCTCTGCCATACGCGGCAAGCTGTAGCCCGAATTCGGGGTAGTAGCCCTTGGACGTCTTGATATCGACAAGCCATACCTGATCGAGGTAATCGAGAATGAGGTCATACGTGCCGGCGTAGCCATCCGCCAAGTTAAAGACGGCATGCTCGCTACTGAGTATCTGGCCCTGAGAGGCTCTCAGATGGCCCAGGAAGCCCTGAAACCCCTTGGCATAGGGAATCTGCCACTCCGCTATCTCAAAGCCCGTAGCGCCCGCCTCAGAGGCTCCTAGCAGATTGGCGAGGGTATGGACTGAGGTACCACGTACGCCGGCATCCTCGAAGTCATAACGGGGTTGAGCTCTAGCCCACCCCTTGATGGCCTCGGGGTCATTCACCTCATCAAGCCATCCCTCTGCCCAACCCACCATTAGAGCCTCAAGGGCCTTGTTGGTGTTGTGTACCTCTACCGCTTCCTTCTTGATGATCGTGAGGGCGGTAGTGACTGAGGTAAGCGGGCCTCTGCCGTTCCAGTAATACCGATGGTCCTGCGTCATGAGGGCACCGATCGGCTTGACGGCCTCTGCTAGTATCTCGGAAGCACCTTCCAGGGTGCCCCCGGAAAGAGCAGAGGGCTCGTCGGCTTTGCCGGCGGGCCTTTCTGTTGCGTTCATCGCGCCGCCTCCTCATCCAGCCAGCGGAATAGCAGCGACGGGTGGAAGGCGTAGTCTCGCTTCACTGCCTCATCGGACCAAAACTCCACGGCCCGCTCCCGTATCCGCTCCACCGTGGCGCGGCGACCGTAGGCCATACCTTCTGTCCAAGCGCGGTCATGCTCGGCAGACAGGGCCTCTGTTAGTAGCTCCTGAAACATAGGTGCATCGGTCTGCCATGCCCGCAGCCGATCTGCTGCCTCGTTGGTCATGGGAGCACCTGCCGTAGGCCCTCGCCCAAGGTGGTGCCTAGCTGTACGGCCAGCATCCACATAACGATAAAGAGGGCCACCACGCCGACCCCGATAAGGAACCTTGCCATCTCACCCTCTCCCTGATTATTGGCCCCGCGAGCGGAGGGTGAGAAAACCGACGCAAGGGGGCCAACAGGATTCTAGTAGATATCTCACCCTCTACGGCCCAGACCGTACGCCTCCCCCGCTAGCGGTGTCAAGGGGTACGTTTGGCTAGGCTAGCTGCACCAATCGTATGTTGCTCAGGGCATAGACCGTGCTATTGGCAGACACCGGAGCGTTCTGAGCCCACTGGAATTGCAGGTTCCCAGGCGTGGCACCGTTAGCAATGATGCCCATATGCCGCTGGTGGAGTTGCCCGGTAGTGCCTGCCATCGTCCCTGTCACCCCACCGGCATTAGCTCCGGTGCTGTCCAGCGTGCCGTTACTGGCGTCTTTACCCACCGGACTCCAAATGATTGTGCTGCCAGATGGTCCCACCCACGTCACCTTTAGGTCAGCCGTCGCGTTGTTGGCGGTGTAGTAGATATCACAATCGAATTGCCACGTCTCATTAGCACCGATGGCGAATAGGAGCTCATCGTCATTCTGTAGGGTGCTGCTGTTGTTGACGATCTCGTTGGCAGTCTTGAGCACCGTTGCCAGGGTGCCCGCACCGCCACCTCCACCGCCCGTGGCATCGGTGCCCCACGCGATACCGCCGTCACCATCGGGATGCAGTACCAGGGCGGTATCTGTCTCGTTGGTGAATGAGTCCTCGATTACGCCCCGATCGTGAATATGGCTATCAATCAGGTCGAGTATCTGATCGGAGGTGAGGGTGTACGGGGAGCTCCCGCCATGCTCCACGCAATACGGGTCATTGACTACCGGATCGGTAAAGGTGACCTCTACGATTGACCCGATGTAGCGGTACCCACCCAGACGCTTATGCAGACGAATACGGGCCGTGGTGTAGCCCGCCGGTACAACCTGCTGGTTGGTATGCGTTACGTCAATGCAGCCCGTGTTGTGATAAAGCTGATTGACGATCGGGAATTCCAGAATCGGCATACCTGAGCCCTCAAGCTTGAGGTAGGCCCGGTACGCGTAGTTAGCGTTGTTCTCCCAAGTGTTGTTTCCGGTTTCCTCTCGGAAATTGAGAATGCCCCTGATCGTGTCGCCCGCTGTAACGGCAACCGTAGAGCTCTGCCCGCCTGAGGCCCCCATCGCCATGTGATGGTCGCCGCCCCAACAAGAGCCCGTAGTTACATCGGTACCGGACCAACTGCTCGGCGTCGCCGTGGAGTCAAGCAGTACCGTTTCGGTGTCGGGTGTCTGTTCCTCGCAGACTGGCGCGAAGGGGGAGCAACAACGGGGGCCAGGGCCACCGCTTGACGCGCTGCGCTGATCGGGAGCCTTGGCGATGGTGCTAGGCCGCTCCCGGTTCAGGTGTACCTTGACGTCCCACGATCGAGCCTTAGCCGTCGCGTTAGCGGTATCGCCCGCCGGCCCTAGCGTGAGCTCTACGCCCGTGACTAGCTGATCCTCTGAGGCGTTGATATCAAGCGGGGTATGGGTAGTGCCATCCGCTGAGGTGTCAACGCTAATCAGGTTGGAGAGCCAAAGGTTACGATCGGGGGCCGGGAAGTAGAGCCCCGAGGCATCGGAGGCCCCCGGCACGATCTCAACCGTTAGCTCGCGCTCTCCGTAGTCCTGTCGCTTGAGCCAACGGAGGCCCGCTTTCTCTAGCCAATAGACCGATTGGCTGCGGGTGTATTCGATCTTTTCGCGCTTGACGTAATCGCCGGGCGAGAAGCTGGGACGTACGGCCTCTGCCCATTTCCCGTTAGCCCCCTCGACGATTACGTGGGAGGCTTTCTTAACGGACGCACCCTCAACCTCAAGGGAGTCATTGGCGATATTCTCCCCCTCCTTGAGGAGGCATACCCCGCTACCGAATGCGCTCCCTGTCTTATCGGCCCCAAGCCCTTGCCGTACGTTGAGCTCAAATTTCGGGGAGGCGACGGTACCCAGGTCTACCCAGGAATCGAGCTCCACGATATCGTCAAGGTCCCAAAGGGCCTGTAGCAGGGAGGTACCAATGGGTATCTGGTACTGATCCTCTGCCCCTGATATGTCGGTGTCAGCCCAAGATACCGACGCTGAATCGTCGCTATCGTCAAAGGTGACGGTTAGATCGGGTAAGGCCGGATCATCCTCCGTGGAGTCCTGATTGATGATGCGGCCCAGGATGCGGCCAATGGTGGCGGCATCGGTCCAACGCCATACCCCGTTCGCGAGGTCAAGATTCCACCCCGTATCGGGTGAACCGATCCCCAATACGCCCCGGTCGAGGTACTGCTTAGGCCCCGGCCCCCCAAACTTGAATACTTCCTCACCGTCCTCCATACGGTGAATGACAACCTGTTGTCGCTTAGTGTGGAAGAAACCCCACGGGTAGTAGGTGGTATCGCTGTAGGCATGGACGATCGCCCGAACGAATACCTCGGGGAAGAAGGTACCCGTGCCAAAGCCCGCAAACCCTACACGCCTAGCAAGTAGGAGCTCCGCCTTGCCCAAACCGTCACGCTCAGGGTAGAGAGCTAGGCCCCTGAAATAGGAATCCTCATCGGTGATTTCATGCAGGACTGACCCGTTAACGTCATTGGCGGGAAAGAAATGCAGGGTGACGTTGGGGGCCACTTAGCTGCCAATCTCAAAGGCCGGGTCATAGCACTTGAACTCAAAGGTCCATAGCTGCATCGGGTAGGTGTTGTAGCTCTGCACCTTCCCCGGAGCGGCATTCAGTACCCGCCCTGGAATAGTGGCCTCAGAGCCCGTAGGAAGCCCCAGGTAGCCCGCTGCGAGGATTAGGGTACCTACCCCCAGGGAGGGGTCTAAAGCCGCCATGACGGCCTCCGTATTGGCTAGCCAATCCTCACGCCTCGCGGTAGCGGTTGCGCCGGCCCCTCTGATATAGCCCGCTGCGGGAAGGATGAGAGCTCCTAACCGGACGTTGCCCGCTACCTCTCCGTCAAGGCGAGGCACTACCCAATCCCTAGTGCGTAGCTGAGGGATGGTAATGAAGCCCTCTATCAGGTCGATACACACTTCCGGGGAGCCCCCGGAAAGAGTCACGTTGCTTCCGCTCGCAGGGTCAAAGACAAAGGTACCCATTAGAAGCCCGCCAGGAATGCCACGCGCTGATTGGCTCGCACTAGATCGGCCTCATTCCTGATAAAGGGGTCCTCGCCCTTAACGTCAATATGGGAATGGAAGTGTGTCTCGCCCACGCCCTTATCAAGCGGTACCACGGCCTCCGGGCCACCCTCACCGATGAGGGCGAGGGTGGGCTTATCCACGATACCGCCGCCCGCGAGGTGAGGGATGAGGCCGATATTGAACGGGTCAATGACCCCGCCCCCAACGTGCACAGGCCCAACGTCAATCGACGGTATGCCAATCTGTATACCGTTCAGGAAGCCAAACAGGCCGTTGATTACGTCAATGACCCCGTTAACCGCCCCGCGAATGATGCCGGCCACCGCTTCCCATGCTTGCGTGGTGGCGGATACCAGCCCCTCCCACGCATCGGTAAAGAAATCGACCACGCCGCCCAGGGCCTTAGTGATGCTCTCCCAAACCTTCTTGAGGAAGCCCAAAATCTTGTCCCAATTCAGGATGATGAGGGCAGCGATCGCCAGCACGGCAACGGCCAAAGCGGTAAAGGGGTTCGTGAGTAGGGCGATCTTTAGCAGATTGAATACCAGGATGACCCCACGGAATGCCGTAACGAGCTTGCCGACTACAAAGATCGTGGGCCCGATGGCTGCCACGATAAGGCCCACCGTCACGATAAATTGCTGCATCCCAGGATCGAGAGAGGTAAAGAAGCGGGCTAGCTCGCTGACCTTGGTAGCGACTGCGGCGATGGCTGGCAGGAAGATAGCCCCCAAGTCCTCTCCCGCGTTAGCGAGGTCCTCAAAGCTTTGTGCCGCTGCCCCGGCCGGTGAGGCTTGCATAACCTCATTGGTGCCCTTGAACCGCTCCTCAAAGGCGGAGAGGATTACGGTTTGGGCCCCTAGCGTATCGCCCGTTTCAACAAGGGCCTTGACCTGCTCTTTCTGAGCATCGGTAAAGACAATGCCGGCCCGCGTTAGCTTGGCTAGACCGGCCTCAGGATCGGAAAGGGCCTTGCCCAATATCTCAGTGGCGGCGGGTAGGTCCTTGCCAGTGGCAGCGGCGAAATCTGCCGCGTCCTGTATGGCCCGGTCGAAGGTGTCACCCGATACCGCACCGAATTTCAGGAGGGCTGCTTGGGACTCACGGATGGCCTCATCGTCGAATACCGTGAGCTCCCCTAGCTCATCGGCTTTCGCGTTTAGCTGATCGAGCGTCCGCCCGCTCTTGCTGCCCATGGTCCTAAAGGCGGCAGTGAGCTTGCTGCTACTCTTTTCGGCCTCAAGGGCCATGGCAGTAGCAGCCGCACCTACCCCAATCAGGGGGAGCGTTACAAATTTGGTGAGGTTGGCACCCGTACGCTGTAGGCCCGCGCCCAAGCCCGTTAGGTTTTTGGTGCCCTCGACCTTGGTGAGAACCTCAAGGATGAGCTTAGAAGCCACGTATCGCTGCCTCCACTACCTCATCCAAGACATTTTCCCCGGCCTCTATGGTAGCGGGTGAGGGCTCGTTGGCAGCGGGTAGCAGCCAATACCCGCGCTCATTCCTGGGACCGAATTGACGGTACAGCGTAGAGCCAAACTCCGACCCCGCCGCAACCTCGCCAGGGGGTCCCCCGGAAAGGGAAAGAATGGTGCCCTCGCGGACGCCCATAGCTTGGGCTGCCATGCGGGCCTGAGGGGTAGGGTGAGAAGCGGCGAGGCCCTGGGCCGCTTTCAGCACGGCCTCTGCGTACCCGTGGGATAGGGCCTCAGAGCCCTCCAAATCGTCTGTAAGGCGTTGCAGGATACGATTGGCCTCTTGGGGCGATACCTTGCGGGTAGTCACTTCTTGCGGGCTCTCTTGTTGGCTGCCCGCTTGAGCTCCCGTAGCTCTTTGTCTTGAACGTCAAGCATCGCAAGGTAGAGGGGGATCGGTAGGCCATCGGGCATCGCGCCCAAGACTACCTCAGGGCCTAACCGCCAGAAGCGGGAGAAGTGCGCGAGCCCTTTGTACCTACGCCTTTTGGGCCCTCACTGAATAGCTCTCCAAGCTGGCCCGCGAGGTAGATACCGTCCTGGACGCTCACGCGGTCAAGGGCCTCTGCCCCGTAGCCCTGGCGCTCTGCCGCTTTCTCAAAGACTGCGCCGGCAACCTCTGCCCCACTGACCGTTACGCCCTCGGGGAAAGCGGCGAACAGGTCGCGGGAGGTAATGCCCTTGAGAATCAGGTCAAGGTCTACACGGGAAAGCATATTGGGAGGTGCCATTGTCTCACCCTCTTTCTGTATTCGCCGTTCCATGTTCTCGTCAAGCATACGCTTAGCGAGGGGATCATCCATACGCCCTTCCATGAGGGCATCCATAGCGCCCAATACGGAGGGGGCATCCCACTCAGTCATTCTCACCCTCTGTTAGTGGGGGGAGGGTAGGTTGAGGCCGGAACCCTCCCCCGATTGATTAGCTCGGGGTTACAACCGTAACCGCCGACAGGACCGGCAGACTGAAATCTACCGTGCGGGGCTCTCCGGGCTCGTCAGTCCCATACAGCGAGGGGTCAATCGGAATCACTGAGTGGAACATGCGATAGGTGGTATCCGTGGTGCGATCCTTGACACGCACCTCCACGCTATCGCCCACCAACGCGGACCATCGGCTCGACGTGTCCTCGTTGACGGCAACGGTGCAATCGCACCCGATCTCAGGATCGCCGGGCACCTGGAAGGTACCGCAGAAGGTAGTAACACTGGAAACCGGCGTGTCTACCGTGAGCTCGATTGACTGGAAATCGCAGGACACGTCAACGCTAGCCCCTGAGGGGTCGCCGTCCGCGTCAAGGCTCTGAATCACAACCGTAGGTTTCTTGACGACGATTAGCTCATTGGCCACGGTCTAGCTCTCCGATCCCTTATACGTAAGGTTGACTCTATTCGCCAACAGTGGCGTGTCGGTTGTCCTGTCAATGACTGGCCCTGAGACTGACTCCCAATCCCACGGCGATTGTAGCCCACCGATGATAGCAAGCGACATGGTGCGCAGCATCGCTATACCGTCCGCCGGGGTACTGGCCGTCACAACCGGCATCGCTGCATAGCGTTCAAGGTGGTCGCAAAACCTGTCTTGCGCCATCCAATCGGAGGCCGGCCGAATGACGATCGCAGGGGCCGTGATCTTATCCGTAGGCGACGAGTAGATATTCAGGCCGTCCGGCAAACCGTCTAGCTCGGCAATCATCGCCGCCAGGTCCTCAGCCGGGGTCGCCACTGATCCCAAACCTCACGCGGTTGCCCACTAGCAATCGCTGATAGTGGGGATTCTGGCGCGCCACGTAGAGCCCGCCCATATCGAAGATTGCCGCTACCCCGTGGGGAGCGTCAGTGGCCTTGAAACAGGCCACCGCCAACAGGAGCGCGGCCTGGGAAAGGGAAGCGGTGATATTGAGCGTCCCGCTATCAAGGTCAGCGTCCCACCCCGTATCGTTAATGACCTGCTCTATCGCAGCGTCAAGGGCTAGGGATACGTCCTCATCAACGCCCGATGATGGGGTTGTAATCCCTAGCCTACGCTTGACCTGGTCAGCCTCGGGCCATTCCGCCATTAAGGCGGCCTAGCTGGCGAGGGCGTACGTGGTGAACGCGGCGGGGTAGATCGGTGCAAACCAGATCATCCCAACCAACCCAACGTCCTTGCCGGCCTTGTCTGGAACGTCCGCGGTCAGCAGGTACGTACCGTCCTCGGTCCAGTGGAAGCCCTGCGAGGGGCCGATGATGAGGTCAACCGCCTCATCGTCAAGGGCGGGCACCCAAACCGGCGTCATGTTGAAACCGGCGGGGCCACCTGGGCCACCGTTGGTCATGCCAGTGATACCGGCAAGGCCCGGGTAGAGCGGCGTGCCGCCCCCACCCGTTGGGCTCTTGGCATCAATGAACGCGACAAGGGCTGCGGTACTCAGCCAAATACGGTTAGGCAAGAGGCCCGGTCGATTGAGCGCCGCAGCAGCAGCGTTAGCGAACGCCTCACCGAATGAGGGGGAAGCAGGATCGAAACCGCCCGTACCCTCGACCACCGCGGTTTCGGAAAGCAGGTCGTCAACCGCTGCGTTATCAGTCTTGATCGCGTAATCCTCGCCAAGTAGCTGCTCGTACAGCCGCAGGTACTCGGGGGAGCTCCGCTTGATTAGCTGAATCGAGAGGTCACCCGCACCCGCGTAGGTTGCCATCGGGAAATCGACGGAGGTGATGATCGTCTTTTGGCTGGCAACCTCAGACTTCTCCGTTGACTGCAAGCCAACCTCGGGCCGCTGCGTGATCTTGGGGAACTTCCACGTCTCGCCGGCCGGGGGCACGGGCTCTCGCGTGGTGCTCTCCAGGAAGGGGCGCGAGCTATTGATAATGCCAATGACGTTAGACGATCGCATCTCAGGGATAACGCCCAGGTTGTCTGAGCTAATACCATCGTCAATGAGGAAGGCCTCGCGCACTCCCTCTGTCCGCATGAGGTCAGCACCCAAGCCAATGCGGGATTGGAAAGCCTCGGATTCCCGCTTGAGGGAATCGGGCATAACGAGGTTCTGAGCCGCGATGCGATCCTGCAAGGCGTCAAAGCGTTCCTGAACGGAAGCCTCAAACGATCGCAACATTTCGGTAGTAATGCCGTCAGCAGCGGGCGATGCCTCTGCCGGAACGGGGGCCTCTGCCTCTGCCACTGTTGCCTCCATGATTTCTAAAACCCTTGCCTGGGGAAAGGCTGGCATCCAGGTAGTAGACACTTCAAGCGATCGTGAGTCCTGAAAGCCAGTGTGAGTATACCGGGTGCGTCCATTTGGCAATTGCGTTTTCGTATGCTTGCTTGAATCAAACGCAACGCTGACGCCAGTCTCTACACCATCCTTGAGAAGGGTTAGCTGTTCGTCGCCGGCCGCAGTCTTGGAGATACGGAACCAACCGCGTAGGCCGTCCTCCTCATCGCGTAGCTCAAACGCTCGCCCGGTAGGCGGGTCCTGGTGACGCTGACGCAGCACGATACGGGAGGGGTCAATGCCATCGAATGAGCCCCGCTTGAAAACGTGAACCCCTGAGGCTTGGCTAGCCTCCACGTCCCACGGCACGATAAGGGCCTGAATCTCTCGTTTTTCCTCATCGAAAGATTCAACCTTACCCGTTACTTCTAGCTGCTCTGTCACCGTTGGGGCACCTCTACCGTTGGCACGGATTGTAGCGGCATAGCTGCTAGCTCTGCGCTCTGATCAAACCCCGCCCTACGTCGCGCTTCCTCATCCGCCATACCGGCAGTCTTGAGAGTCGAATAGACATCCGCCTGAGTCTTAATGTCAGCGCGGTAGAGCTCGTCAACGTTAAACCGTGCGGTAGTACCCCGTACCAACAGGTCGCTAATGCCGTCCTCAATCGGGGTCATGTACCCAGGGGCGAGAGAGGTGCGGACGAAATCAACGAACACCTCTCCGATGTTTTGGTAGGTCAAACTGCTTCCGCTCTGCGCATAGTTGAGAAGATGCCCGTTGATACCAAACATGGTCGCCGCATTACCCGCTGAATGCTGGCGGCTCTGTAGAAGCTGGCCCTGCTCCGGGTTAATTTGGTGGGCCTCGGGGTCGGCGTCCATATCCACCACGCGGGCCGTATTGCCCTTCTCGCCAAGCCATTGCTTGAGAAGCGTGGTGGCCTCTCCGGGGGCCAGCTTACCGGGCACCTTGATAACGGTTTGCGGTACCCCGCCCTCAGCGAAGAAACGTGCGGCCCATTCCTCGGCCTCTACCGCTGCGCTCAAGGCTGCCCCGCACATTTGCAGAGGGCCAAACCCACGGAGGCCCCACGGGTCACGGGCAAAGAAGCCGTGCTTTACGTCAAGGGGGTTGAGCTTTAGGTCGCGCCATCGGTAATCCCGCTGAAACGGTACGTCCTTATTCCAGGAAACCGATACCTCAGGGGGAGGCAAGATCATTAGTTTTCGGGCAGAGCCATCGGCGTTACGGTCAACGATCCGCCAGATATATTCCCCCCGGGTAGCCATACCCCACGCGGTATCACGCCAGAAATCACGGGGGGTACCGTCAAGCCCTGGGCGCGTAACGAGGGAGGGCTGCTCGGGTAGGAGCTCACTGTTTCGGTACGCTTGCATTAGCAGCATGCCAACCGTATTCGAAATCAACGTCACTGCGCGAAACACGGCGGGCACGCTAAGTGCCTCGCGCAGTGACGGAGGCCCAAGGCCGTCAAGGTGGAAGCCCATAGCGGCTGCTATCTGAGCCTCTAGGCCCGGGCTCTCGGTGAATGAATCGATAGCGAAAGCCTGTTGCACTTCGCTACGGGTAAGTTTCATTGAGCGGATGGTATCACGCACCTATCCAGGATTCCCCCGGAAAGGGCAGGGGGTCAAGCGGTGTAGATCGTGGGCGGCCCCTGGTACGGGGCAGCAGCCGGCCAGACTGCGCGGATGGCAGCGAGAGCAGCGGTGATAGGTCTACGGGGGTCCGCACGATCGGCAATGAAGCTGCTTCCCGTGGTGGCCTTACGCGACACGTACAGCAGGTCATTGGTGACGGCCTCTGCCGATTGGTACCTAAGCTGCCCTGTCTCGACTGCCCGTACGAAACGCTCCGATGCGTTGGCGAAGTCCTGCCCCGTAATGGGTTTGGCATCGGGCCAGTACCGCGCGAGGTGCTTATCGGTATGCGGGTCATAGGTGACCGCCTGTACCCCCGCCTTGAGGGCCAGGGGCTTGAGGGCCTCCGCGAAACGGTCAAGGTCGATCGGCTGGCCCGTGACGTCTGCCAGTACCGACAGTCCAATGGAACCGTCCCCCTGAGCCCATGAGAGACACGCAGAGGCCCGGGAACCGTCCGGGGATACCCCGATGCCCATAGCGGGTCTAACGGGGCTCTCCGTCCGTCTGAGAGCCTGTTGCCATAGCTGAGGGTTTACCAGCCGGGGCAGCATGCTCTCCACCCAACGGCAGAGGTGCTGCGTTTCCCACGCCTCAAGATCGCCCTCAAGGAGGTAGGAACGGTAGATAGTTTCTAGCCGCTGCTCGGTGATGATATGCCCTAACCCTGGGTTAGCCTGAGCCCATCCCGCCTTGTCTGCGTGGTGCAGGTCCATGTCGGCGGACCATTCCAGGTAAGCGAGAATCGGGTCCTTGCCTGAGCGTCCCTTAATGGCATTGAGCACCACGGATTGTTTAGAGCCCGCGTTGCCCAAGTAAATAATCTGCCGGTTGTCTGAGGCCGTGGTGGTGGGCTTGGCATCGTTGTTTACGAAATCGAAATCCTCTTGCTCCTGTATCTCATCGAGGATTAGATCATCGGCATCGTTGCCACGGATG